CTCTGGCCTGATCAGGCCAGAGACACCCCCTGAAAAAGGATCGAAAACGTGGCTGATACCAAGAAACCGCAGAAAAACACCTTTGCCGTCACCAGCGCCTTTGTCTGGGACAAAGCAATTAAGAAGCCCGGCGACAAAGTCGAACTGACCGCAGCCGAAGCTCAAGGCCTGAAAGGTCGCGGTAAGATCACAGAGCTGACAGCGAGCCGCTCAACCAAGAAAGCAGCAGAGGCCGGCGCGAAGAAGGTCGCCGCGACAGATCCGGCCAAAGCTTCGGCCTGATGCCCACGCCGAGCTGGGATAATCCCGACGCCTTCCTGTCGACTGACGACTTTGCCCTTGAGGCAACCGTCACGCCACGGGGAGGCGTTTCTCGTACCATCCGCGGGATCTTCGATGAGCCTTACATGAACGCTCAGATTGGCGAGTATGAGGCTGACAGCTCCGATCCGCGCCTGACTTGCAAGGCATCCGACGTCGCTGATCTGCGGCGCGAGGATGCCGTCGTGATCGAGGGGCGGACCTATTACCTGTTGACAGATCCGCAGCCTGACGGAACCGGGTTCGCGGTGCTGCACATGGCGACGGAGTGACCCCGTGCTTTACTTTCAACCAGACGAGAGCGAGTTGCGCAGGATCGCGGATGAGTTCGATGCGGACAAGGACGTTTTGCGAGCCGCGTTTTCCCGCGCGCTGAAGCGGACAGCTCAGGCCATAAAGACCCGGGCGCGAAAGGAACTGCGAACCGAGCTGGAGTTGCGCACGGCGGCAGAGATTCGAAAGCGGCTATACGGGTTTCGGTTTAAACGGGGGGCCTATGATCTGGGTGAAGTTCGGATGTGGTTCGGATTGAATGACATGCGTGTTTCAGCTTTCAAAGGTCGGGCCTCGCGTACCGCTACGGGAGCGAACTACGCAGGGCAGGATTTTCCGGGTGCGTTTGTTGGCCGCAACAGGAAAGGGAAGCAGACTATTATGCGACGGGCTGGGCGGAGGGCATGGCCGATCAAAGAGGAAGTTATGCCCATCCAGGCGCGAGCAGAGAGCAAGATCGTGGAGATCACGGAAGATTTCAACGAGATGCTGATGCGGAATTTTCTTTCTGAGGTACGCGCCCGCACGATCTATGGAGTGGGCGAGTAATGAGCCGAACCGTTGATTTGAACACCATGCATGACGCGATACTCGCCCAGATCAGGGCGGATTTCCCTGCGCTCGCCACGGTCGGCGACTATGACGAAGACCGTAAAGACCTGACCGTTCCGGCGGTCCTGATCGAGTTGGTCGACATGGAAGGCGCGCCCGATGAAGATCCGGGCACGGAACAGGTGCCATTCGTCTCCAAATGGGTCGCGCGTGTTGTCCTGGGCTTTCGCACAGAGAGCGTCAAGCGCGAGGTTCGCCATTTGGCGGCCGCGCTCGGCGCCAAAGTTCATCGCCAGAGATGGGGGCAAAGGGTTGGTCCGGCACAGGTGACGTATATCGGGCCTGATGCGTTCGACCCTGAATTTGACAAGTTCGAGGTCTGGTCCGTCGAATGGGACCAACAGATCGATCTGGGCGAAAGCGTCTGGACCGGCGAGGGCGTCGTTCCAGAGGTGGTAAAGGTAGGCTGGGCACCAGATATCGGGCCAGGCAACGAGGATGAATATTCCGAAACCGTGGAGGCGCCGCTATGAGCTATGGCGCAGCAAGAAACGAACAGGCGCGCGAGGGGATCGTGCGGTTCGGTGTGGTGACCGCCGTTGACCCGAGCGCCGCTCGCGCGAAGGTTAGTTTTGGCGGCGAGAGCGAAAGCGCTTGGCTGTCATGGTTTCCGCTTCGCGCCGGGGCAATCAGCGTCTGGGCTCCGCCGTCGGAGGGCGAACAGGTCATGGTCTTGTCGGAATCTGGTGACACCGCGCAAGGCGTAATCATCGGCTCGGCCTTCAGCAGCTCTAACCCTCCAACAGCCGGAGCGGGTGGGTTGTTCAAGATCCAAGTCGGCGCTTCCTCGATTGAGATCGATGAAAACGGGATCCGGATCAGCGCACCTAGGATCGACCTGAACTGATGCCGGCTGTTACCAGAAAAGGCGACACCTGCACGGGCCATGGCAACTATCCTTCCCGCTCGAGCACTGGCGGCAGCGGTTCCGTCTATGCAAACGGCAAGCCTGTCCACAGACAGGGGGATGGCTGGTCGGTTCATTGCAATCCGGTTCCGATTTGCCATGGCGGCAACCTTGCCACCGGGTCGAGCACTGTGTTCGTAGAGGGCAAACAGATTGGGCGCATCGGTGATCCCGTCGATTGCGGTTCCTCCGTCGCGAGCGGCTCCGGGAACGTGTTTGCGGGTGGATAGGAAAACCGCCAGAGGCCTAGTGGAGCTGATCACGGCAATGATCGGCCCATGATTGGAATAGACGCATCCACCGGCAAACACATGTCTGATCTGGCGCACCTGCGTCAGTCAGTGCGTGACATCCTAACAACGCCGATTGGCACCCGTGTGATGCGCCGCGACTATGGAAGTCGCCTTTACCGCTTGGTTGATGCGCCAATGAATGACGCAACTCGCCTGGATATGATGGCCGCGACCTATGAGGCCATCGAAACGTGGGAGCCACGGCTTCAACTGGAAAGTGTTTCGGTCGAGGTTTCCGAACCTGGCGCAATCGTAATCGCTTTGGCGGGCCAGTATCTTCCAACCGGTGAGCCTGTGTTTCTCGAAGGAATAGGGCTCAACTGATGGCTGGCGGTTTTGCATCAATCAATCTGTCTCAGTTGCCAGCGCCCGATGTGTTGCAGGCTGTCGACTACGAAGTCGCTCTCGCAGAAATGCTATCTGAGCTCAGGCAGAGAGATCCGGCTTTTGACGCTCTGGTCGAAAGTGACCCCGGTTATAAAATCATCGAGATCGCGGCGTTTTATCGAACTTTGGCTATTCAGCAGGGGAACGACGCTGCGCGAGCAGTGATGCCTGCATATGCCACTGGATCTGATCTTGACCATATTGCCGCCCGCTATGCTGTTGAGCGATTGGTGATCGATCCCGGTGATCCTGAGGCTCTCCCGCCAGTTCCTCCTGTCCTTGAGACCGATGACGCATTGCGCCGCCGTATGTTCCTAGCATTTGAAGGGCTGAGCACTGCGGGGCCGATGGGTGCCTATGTGTTCCATGCACTTGGCGCGGATCCGGACGTCGGGGATGCCAGCGTGCAAAGCCCCGCGCCGGGCGAGGTGCTGGTCACGGTTCTTTCCCGGTCGGGCGATGGTGCTGCTCCTGCAACTCTGCTGACTGCTGTTGATGCTGCCTTGAACAAGGATGATGTGCGCCCGCTTACGGATCTCGTGACGGTCCAAGGGGCCGCAATCATCGGATATACCATCGAGGCAGTTCTTACCGTCTTACCCGGGCCCGATAGTGCGGTTGTCCGAGACGCGGCTCAACGCGCAGCACAAGAGTATGCAAGCCAGCAGCACCGTATCGGGGCAGATATTACCCTGTCGGGGCTTTATGCTGCACTTCATCAGCCAGGAGTGCAGAACGTGGCGCTGATCAGTCCTGCAGCAGATATTCTGGTAGATGCAAGCGAGGCGGCATTCTGCTCTGCTGTTTCAGTTAGCATTGGGGGCACCAATGCCTGAAAGCCTTCTGCCGCATAACGCAACGACGCAGGAACGCGCTTTAGAAGCAGTTAGCGGGCCGCCTCTCTTCACGACAGCGCCGCTCCGCGAAATCTGGGATCCTGATCGCTGCCCAGTTGAGCTTTTGCCATGGTTGGCCTTCGCTCTCTCTGTAGATGAGTGGGATCCTTCTTGGAGCGAGCCTGCAAAGCGTGAGGTTATTCGCCGCTCTTTTGTGGTCCATCAACGAAAGGGGACACGGGGTGCAGTCGCTGAGGCGCTCGAGGCGATTGGGTTTGTGCCTGAAATCGTGGAGTGGTTTCAGGCAGATCCGCGAAGGGCACCCCATACTTTTGCACTCAAGCTTGATGCTGTGCGCGACTTTAACAGCCCTGAGAGTATCCAGCGCGCACTGCGCGCAGTTGATGAATCCAAGCCTATTCGGGCGCACCTAACATCAGTTCAAATCTCGACCGCAACAGTCTCTGAACCCGTCGCAGCAGCGGCGGTGGTGGTGGGGCAAGAGATCACTGTGAGCGCAGCATGAAGGGGGTAACATGCCGCAGATAGTTGCAATTCACACCACCGCAGGACTGGCGCTTTTGGCGCAAGCTCAGGGAGAGGGAGCGCTGATCACCCTGGGCGATATGGCTGTGGGCGACGGTGGTGGCGCGCCCATTACCCCTGATCCGGCTATGGCTGGCCTCGCGGGAGAGGTGTTTCGAGCCGCGATCAATCGCGTCTATCAGCCCGATCCGGTTGGCCAACCTACCAAATATGCCGCCGAGCTTGTGATCCCCGCCGCAACCGGTGCTTTTGTCATGCGCGAGGTGGGCCTCTTCACCGATGATGGCACCCTTTTTGTAGTCGGAAACCTGCCTGAGACTTACAAGCCGGTGCCCGCCGATGGCGCGTTTTCGGACACCCTGGTCCGTATCGAGTTCCTTGTCGCCAATGCGGGCACAATCAACCTCACTATTGATCCGGCAGTCGTGACGGCCACGACCGCATGGGTGATCAATTATGTTGATGGCCAGGTCTCTGCAAAATTTGCAACCGATCCGCAGGCCATTGCGGGTGTCAGCACAGACACAATCATGTCGCCACATGCGGTCAAATTGGTTCTGGATCAGGCCGTGAATGATTTGGTGGCTGGCGCGCCCGAAGCGTTGAACACGCTGTCCGAGATCGCCGATGCCATCGCCAATGATGAAAACTATTCGGACACCGTGGCCAATCTCTTGAAACCCACGCGCGCAAGGCGCGCTTACCTCGGAGGTCGCTGACATGGCGAGCGGATTTATCAAGGCGCGAGCGCGGTTGTCGGCGGGCGTAAACACCGCGCTCTATACCGTTCCTGCTGCAACTGGTGCGGCTGTCAATATCAACGTGGCAAATCATGGACCCAATGCGGCAACCGTTAAAATTGCGATCACGGATGGTGGCGCGCCTGCTGATGGAGACTGGATTGAAACCGGGCATTCTGTGTCCCTTGCCAACCCACTTCTCCGCACCAATGAACCGATGGCAGCGGGTGAGGTGATCTATGTCCAAGCTTCCACCGACACAGTGGATGTGAGGGTTTCTGGTTATGAGGAGGATGTCTGATGGCGCGTTTTGCATCTGGTTCGGGTCAAGCCGGTAGCGGTGTAGGCGCTGACTTCGCAGGTAGTCAGTTGTTGCAGGCAAAAGCAGGCCCGGAAGCGATTAATACAGGTGATCTGGTCGCACTGGCGGGAATGCCCAAACAGCTTTGGCCGGTTGAGAGCGCAGACCATGCGGCAGTTGCTGGCGCGGGTCAGGCGGTGTTTCCGGCCACTCTGGTAAATCCATATCCCGGAGACAATTATCAGCGCCGCAAGGTTGCCGTTGATCCGACTGACAAGAGCATTTTCTATGCCGAGGGTCATGTGACTGGAAGCTGCGGCTGCAAGGTCTGGCGCTTCTCCGCAACAGGCCAGTTGATCGGCAGTGTTGTGCTGGATGCCACGGCAGGGGCCTCCACGCGGGTTATGATTTCCCGGCTGTCGGACGGTAACTATGTTGTCGTCTGGTACAATGTACCGTCGCCCTACAAGCTCTTCTTCGCT